GAGCTACTCCTCCGTGCTCGTTTTTACGCATGATCTCAATACGATGTGTTCCTGGAATTCTTTGTATATAGATTCCGCTTACGATATCTTTATCATGTGATAAAAATTTAGACAACGTATCTCTAGTAAAAGCTATATCGCTGTCAACAGCAAATAGATAATCATAATTGTGATTGATCACCCAATGTGCAATCAAATTCCTTACCTGATCTACCTGATATCCCCAAAAATATTGAAAGTCCACCTCATATCCCGCAGGAACATCTAGATCATAAATGCTTTTAAAGGTTTCGGCCTCGATATTTCTGTTGGTAGGAATAGCCAATAAAATGCGTTTGGGGTTATTAGAAGATGAGTTATTTTCTCTGATTTTTTCTAGATTTGAGATTTCTACCGTAGGAACAACATGATCGGTTACACCCAAAACAATTTCATTGACCGTGCGATCCTGTTCTTCTTTGTTCACCTTGTAATCATTTAATGGGCTGGCATCGTTGTAATTATAAACAATATCAGACACCACATAGATTCTGTCAGGGTCGCAATTGGTCAGTGCGGTATAAAAAGGAGCGTTGTCACCTCCGGCTTTGTACCATTCGCCGTCTTTGTTTTGAAAAGTGCTGTCCGGTTCATATTTTAGCAGCTTGGCCTTGAATGTTCTTAAATGCGTATAGGGCATTTTCCAATTGAAATGGTACTTTTTATACTTTTTACTGGCTTTGATCACCGGCGGATAGGGTTGACTGATCAATGGAATATTGTCAACCATGCTCCAACAGGATCCATATGTGAAATCATGATCCTGATGTATGTGATTGTAGTAGGTAAACACATCTGGTCTATTAATCAAACTGTCGTCGCCGTCCAAAAACATCACTATGTCATCATCGCCGATATCCAACTGCTTGATGATCATGATCTGATTGCACACAGCTCCTTGATTTTCATCAGCACTGGCTACATTGAATTTATGTCTTATATCAACCGGCAGTTGCGCGATAAAGTTTTCTGCCACTGTTCGACCACTGTCAGTGCTGGCGTCATCGATCAACCAATGTTCATAATTGTCGTAATCTTGTGCGGCCACACTGGCGATACAGCGTTCAACATAGTCTTTGGCATTGTAGAAAGGACTGACAACAATGATTCGTTTTTCCGCTATTTGCTTTGGAGCCACCCATTCTTCTTCAGTGCTGAGTCGGCGATTAAACAGTGTGTGATACTTGTTTTTGGTATACAGTGCTTGGCGGCTCTCACCACGGCTGAGATATCGTCCCAATTTGTGATAGATATGCTGTTTCCATTCTAACGCCACAGTATCCCAACCTGCGATATCTTTGATTTGATCCAGGCTTTCCATCCTTTTTCGATGTTCTGCGGGATTTTTATACACAGCCTCTGCCATTTTAACAAACAGTTCTGCCTGCTCATCAGCATTGATGTTGGGGAATAATCCGTTTGGTGTGGCTGAATAATCAATAAGATGGCTGTAAATTCCACTGGTTTCTTCCAATCCGCCAAATCGACATCCCAGCACTGGAGTGTTTGCATATAGACATTCCAAAGTACTGATACCATAGGTTTCTGGAAAAGCTGTGGGATAGATAAGATAGCTGGATCGAGCACAAATGTCTGCCACTTGTTTTTGTCCAATAATACCAGTAAAGGTGATGGTGGGATCATTCAAATGAGGCTCAACCACCTTCATGAATTCGGATTCTTCGGTATCATGTTCAAAGGCCTTGCCTAATTTATAGTGTCCGCCAATCACTGTCAAACGTGCTTGCGGAATACGCTGTTTGATCCTAGGCCAAACATTGTACAGCAAAGGATGCAGACCTTTGCTCATGTTGGAATTGAACATGAACATATTGGGATCTTTGTCGTCAATGTCAACTGAATCAAAATATTTCACGATTCCGTTGCGTGTGGTCCACATGTGCCTGCGCATTACTTCGTAGTTGCGCATGGTGGGATGGCTGCAATTCATCACATAGAATGCATGGAAATCACTCAGTGTCCAGATCTCATCAATGGATCCGTCTGATACCAAACCCTCCAAGATGTCGTCACCCCAACAAAAAGTGTCATGCATCCAAAACACTTTCAATTTGGCATTATCTCGCATGTGCTTGAAATTTTCGTAAAGCATTTTTCTATTGGAAGTTTGCGCATAATCATAACGATTTTCTCGAATAAACGGAGTAACGCATCTGCTGCTGATCACCACGTCATACACTTCGTTACTGTGTGCGATTTCTAACAATGGTTTATATACAACTCCATCGTATGTGCCAGGTCGTGAATTTTCTTCATCGCAGGCATTGAAAACCGTGACATCCAATCCCAACTTGACTAGTTCTCGGCTGTTGAGTATTACTGCGCTTTCGCTGCCCCCTAATCCTCGATGATTCAGCGTATCTCCGTCATAACTGACTCCCACAATATCCACAAAGGCCACTTTGACTCGCGGATTAGGGATTGGATCAATATTGTCAGACGGCGCAAAGTGCTGTATCTCTTCGGCATTTGCAAACCTCTTGCCAAATACCTTATGTACTCGATAGTTGATCCAATTGGCTCGATCCTGCTCAAGTCGATCAAGCGGAATGTTAAACTTGTGATAAAAATGCTGTTTCCATTGCAAAGCAATGGTATCCCAAGTGGATACTTCTTTGGCTGCATTGCAGGCATACTGTTTTTGTTGATGTAGATAGGGATTTCTTACCACGCTCAATACCAGATCAACATAGCGATTGACCTGTTCATCCTGATTGATCCAGGGAAACAGTCCATTGGGTTCAATGGCAAAATCTATGTAATAACCAGCCAGTTCGGTTCCAGATTCTTCCATGGCACCAAAACGTGTGCCTATGATGGGCGTGTTGTAATTGATGCTTTCAATGGTGCTGATTCCCGACGTTTCCGGAAAAGCACCAGGATAAAGATTGTAGCTGGCCTGCGCCATGATATTGGCGATTTCGGGCTGAGGAATGATTCCGGTAAATTCTATAGAACTGTCGTGAGCTACCGAATTCTGTAGATTGATCAAATTCTGCTGTGCTTCACTGACTTCCTCATTCCTGAATTTATAGTAACCGCCGATGATTTTTAGTCGAGCGTTTGGCAATTGCTCTTTGATTCTGGGCCAGATCTTTTGTACCAACGGTATCATGCCTTTGGTGATAGAAGCATTGTACACAAACAGATCCGGATCTTTGGCCTTGATGTCTACCCAATCAATCCATCGATTGATTCCATTGCGGGTATGGAACATCCTGTTCTTTAACACTTCAAAATTGCGTCGTGGGCCATGAGTTGAATGTGTGGTATAACTGATGTGCCAATCACTGAGATTGAAAATCTCATCGATATAGCCCTTGACCACCAGCTGCTCCAGTATGGCATCGCCCCAGATAAAGGTATCCTGCATCCACAGTATTTTTAATTGACTTGGTCTTTGTAGCTGTTGAAAGATAACGGGATCATAATCTCTAGGCGGAGGTTGTCGCACATGATCATACAATTCCAAAGGAGTAAATGGAATCACAGTGCGCTGGCTTATGACGATGTCGAAATTGTAATCCTGTTCGCCCAGTGCTCTAATGGGCAGATAAGTGACTCCATCATATACACCCGGCTGTGTATCATGAGAATCACAATCATTAAAAACCATGACATCAACATTGAGTTTGGTTAATTCTTTGGCGACAGAAATGATTGAACTTTCTGAACCACCTATGCCTTTCTTTTGTAGTGTGGTTCCGTCGTAGTTGAGACCGATGCAGTCAATAATAGCAATTTTAAGTTTTTTCATAAGTGCCTTTATTTAATATCTGCTAGTATATTAAAACTAAATATTTGTGTCAACAGGAAATTGTAAAATGAAAAAATGGTTATACACACTATGTTTGATCAGCATTGCGGCTTTGGCTGCATCTCCTCCGATCATGCCCAATCATCAATGGACACCAGGTGCAGTGGATCCCAAATCCACTGTGGATAAAATCTGCACTCCGCATTATACTGAACAGGTGCGTGATGTTCCTGAATCTGTTAAAAAACGGGTATTTGCCACTTATGGCATTGATCCTGCCAGCGATCACTACGAAATAGATCATTTGATCAGTTTGGAACTGGGCGGCAGCAATGACATAAGCAATTTATGGCCCCAGAGCTATACCACCCTGCCCTATAATGCTCATCTCAAGGATCATTTGGAAAACACGCTGCACAGCA